GTTTACATCTCAATTCCAACGGCGGACATCGCAAACGCATTGCCGTCAGCCATCACACGATACGATTGGACGGAAGTGGCCTACAATGAAGAAGGTGAAGTGGAATCAACCACAAAAGTGCATCCAACGTGGTCGCAGTACGGCGAGAAGTACCAAGCGGATTTTGGTGCGGCCGTATCGGTTAGCGTGAAAGATGTGGAATACATCGTTTATGAATTGGAAGCATCGTGGAAAGATTCAGAAATCAGCGCATTGATTGCGTTGGGTTCTAAAAAAGCCGCGCCTAAATACACGCTAATGACCGCAAGTGAAGCGCGTAAATTCATCGCCGACAATTCGTATTCTGAACTTTAAACAATAAGCATATGAGAAAGATTGACAAAATCATTTTGCATTGCGCCGCGACACCGGAAGGCCGCGACATCAGCATGGAAACAATAAAGTCGTGGCACGTAAAAGGAAACGGATGGTCAGATATCGGATATCATTATGTTATTGAATTGGATGGCACAATCAAAGAAGGACGTCCAATGCACCGCAGTGGAGCGCATACCAAAGGCCACAACACGGGTTCAATCGGTGTTTGCTACATCGGTGGTGTAGATAAGAATAAGAACGCTAAGGACACGCGCACGGACGCCCAACGCACCGCGATGGATGAACTGATTGCGGACCTTATGAAAGAACACAAAGGCGCATCAGTTCACGGACACAACGAGTTCAGCGCAAAAGCGTGTCCATCGTTTGACGTGTCGAAAGAATACGGCGCACCTAAAAAACCTAAATCTAAAAAGAAAGATGAAAAGATTCATTCAGATATTTAAAGACGACAACGATTGGAATGAAAAAACAATCATCGGATTTTTATCATTTGCCGTCATGGTGATTGTAATGATTGCCGATGTGGTCACCGGATTGTTTGGTGGCGATTTGCCAATCAATGAGTTCACCTACAATTCATTTGTGATTGTCACATTGGGTTCGTTCGGAATCGCTGGCATCGAAAAATTCGCAAAGAAAGATGGCGCAAAATAAAGAGATATCCGAAGATACCATTGTTGGGTTGTCATTGAAGACAATCGGCGCAATCATTGCGGGCGTTGCAATTGTAACGCTTGGATATTTTGATTTGCAAGCCGACATCAAAGAGGCCAAAGAATTGCCCGAACCCGTAATCAGTCGCACCGAATATGATTTGAAGGATGAATTGATTCGCGAAACGATAATGAACACCCAATCAGATGTTGGTGATATAAAAAAGCAACTCGACAAAATCGAGGGGCGTTTGTTTGAAATGAAATGATATGAAAAAGATTGCATTGTTTTTGGTGGCATTTTGTTTGTGTTCATTCTCTGAATTGAACATCACGAAAAAAGGGATTGTCGTTGTTCATTACAACGCGGAGTTCAACTCGTCAAACAATTACACCGACATCGTGAAAATAAAGGATGCGAGAATATTCAAAGCGTGGATTGATAAAGACCCAACCATCAAAGCGCAAGAAGGCATTCGTTCCGTTCCTACAATCGTGGTGTATAAAAACGGCAAGGAAATCAAACGATGGGAAGCGGGGTTGTCCCTATCATTGAAGGTTCCATATTTAGAAATTCAAAGTGAAATCGATAAATTAACCGGCGCAAATAAATGGTAATGATTAAAAACACACTCATCACGGGGTTCATCCTATTGTCAACGGCAGTAAGTGGCCAAGGGTTTTTGAAGTATTCCACATTGTATTCCAGTGTTTATGGCGCAACGCCAATGGAAGCACCAACGGAATATTTTGTCACGCAAGGCGGCGATGTGATGGATGTAACGATTGAGAACCCATTCGACTACCGGTATACATTTGGAATCCGTAGGGTGGCGCGCTACGATTACGAGAACCGCCAAAATCGTTTTTATGACGGCCACAATCAATCAACAACATCGTTATCAGCGGCAGTGGGTGCCGTGAATGGTTGGGAATATTTGGCGCAATACGACCGCGGGCGTCAACAAGGTCGTGATTATATCAACCAACGCTATTTCTTGCGGTACCTTTCCAAATATTTTATGGTCAAAGGGGAGTTCCACAATCAAGGATTAGTCAATCTAAACTACACGCAAATTGAAACCCGCGCACGTTTGCACATTGGCGAACTGGATTTTTCCGTTGGCGTTGCCGCGCGTCAACATATGGCGTATGGCTACAACCCCATTTCAACATATTTACAAACGAATCCGTGGTGGGATTTAGCCCACGAATATGGCTATCAAGACATTTACTATGGCATTGACTACGACAACGATGACGTGGTTGACAATTTTGATTGGTATTGGGTCAAGGATGGTGAACGCGTTGCGGACACTGATGCAGATTTCCGCCGATACATTTATGGCGGCATCGTTAATGATTACAACAAAGCCCGTTTTGATGAGGTTGGTGCGCTTGGTTCACTATCCGCAATTGCTGGTGTCGATTATTATCATTACACGGAAAATTTTTGGATTCATTCGTGGGGAAGTGTGATGCCGTGGCACAATCATATTTTAGGCAATGAGGGTTTTTCGTACAACAATTTTGTTGATGGAAACCAATGGACCGACTTCACATTTGGTGGCGTGTTAGGCTACAAAATTGGATTGCGTTGGGGTATATTTGCAGAAGGCGAGTATATGAAATACTGGGACCGCGAGATTTTCCAAATCAAAGCGGGCGTCAATTATCAATTCAGATAAACAAAAACAAATGTTGGAAAACACAAACAGCGATTGGGAAGATTCGTTCAACGATTTCATTGATGAATTAGAATCGGCCGAACAACCCGCATGTAATATTGAAAACCCCGAAGGATGCGATTCGTGTGGGGCGTGATAAAAAGATGGTGCGTGGTCGCGATTACCGCATCAATGATGTCGTCGTGTGGTGCGTCGTGGCACCTAAAACGTGCACTTGCAAAGGACCCAACAATTGCAAAGGACACCATCGTCCGCGTTGATACGACGATTGTAACGGCCGAACGTCGTGTGGTGGACACCTTGGTCGTTCGCGATACAATAACGCGGGAAATCAAATCCAATGGCGCACGGGTGCGCATACAAAGAATACACGACACCATCCGTGTGGATGTTGTGTGTCCGCCCGATACCATTCGAATCACAAAATCAATTCCAGTGGACCGCCTTATCTATAAAGAGCAACCGCCCAAGCGTTCCTTGTTTGACCAAGTGGGCGTCATCTTGTTCTTGATTCTGCTTATTACCATTGCTTTGATGGTGTCGAGGTTTATGAAAAGCTAATGACACACCGGGGCGACCCGTTGTTTTGTTGTTGTGGGGGCGTCCGTTGGGCGTCCCCTTTTTAAATAAGAAAACCCCGACGTTACGCATTCGTTTCGTCGGGGTTTCTGCTTAACACAATAGAGATATAAGAGAGCAAGAGATTGTGTTGTTCTTTCTTTTTTGGCTCTTTAGTTAAATTTTAACTTTGTCCAAAAATGTGGAATGAGATTTGCCGCTCCCCATAAGGGGGCGTGAATTCATTCACATGGCCAAAGTTAACGAGCGCGATTGAGAAAGTCAAGTTTATGGATGGTGGGTTCTTAACACTTGTATTCACATTTTTTAAATTATTTTTTATCCACGTATTGTGGATTCGGAATTTTGTTGTATGTTTACACCAACAAACAAGCAAACAACCAAAAACACCACGATTATGTTTACAACAAACTACAACACCCAATCACCGCAATTCAAAAAGTTCAACATAAAATTGCGCAAGGTATTTAGCACAATGCGCGCGGTTGGTTACAACACCACAATGAATGCCTACCATATGGCCGAAGAAAAATTCGATGATTTAGACCTATTCATGTGCGGCGACAATAGTCGTAATTTTTTAGCCGATTATGAAAGCCGCATTCGTTTTCACTTTGTTTCAATACAAATGAAGAATCCAACCCATAAGAGCATCAATAATATGTTGCAGATTTTGGATGCGTTAAACATTGAGTACACGACCGGAAGCGATTACGAAATGTGGTACTTGTCACCAACGAAACAAGATGCAATTTTCACATCATACCATGTGACGCGCAAGCACATCAACCGCGCAGATAAGGAAACATTGTTGTCTAATGATTTACTGGAAAAATTGTGGGACTACAAAAACGAACTCAACAACGAAATGGGTTCGGATGTCAAAAGAAAGTTGACAAGCGAAATCGTTTATTCTTAAACCAAACACCACACATCAAACACCACGATTATGAAAAAGCAATACACCACATTCGAAAACATTGGATATTCAGTCGTACTGATGGCGATGTTCTTCATTGGTTCATTCGCAATACTATCCGTTTACAAATTGTTGTCGATTCTTTTAGGTTTCGACGCATAACGAAAAGAGAGCAATCACGAACGACGCCCGTGATTGTGATTCAACAATGATGGCGTCAACAAATTTTTTTTAATATGGCAAATGTAGATTTTGCAAAAGGACACGGAACCATCTTGAGTGGTTCGGTGAAGTATGCCCGCTTGACAAACGAAAGCGGTCCCGACCAAATGTCGGAAAAGTATGGTTGTGAATTGCACCTTGATGATGCAAGCGCAAAGCAATTAACGGACCTCAAGGTTTTGGACCACGTCCGTTCGAAAGACCCACAAGGAAATTTCAAATATGAAAATCCAGTGGTTCGCGTGAAATCCATCAACATTCCAAAAGGGTATTTGGCCAACCGCCAAATCTTTGACGGATTGATTGGGGACGAAACTGAAATCCGTGCCAACGTATGGATTAAAAAATGGGAATACAACGGCAAAAAAGGATTGTCGGTTTGGTTGTCGGCTTACGTCATCACGAATCTTGTGGAATACAAGACCAATGATTCCGATGCCTTGTTTGAAGGACTGCCCGATGTTGGTGAATTAGTACCGGGTCAAGAATCCGTTCCAACAAGCAAACCAAATGTTGCAAGCCAAGCCGATGCATTCGGTGACGCTGATGGTGACGATTTACCTTTCTAAGCCATGAACGTACGACCAACAACAATGATTGACGAGATGGTTGCATTCTTGCTTGACAAATACAAAGTCAATGTAATGGATAAACGTCGCGTCGAATCAATTGTGGTTCCGCGTGCGGCATTGTTCAACGTGTGTCGCGGATATTATTCCGCGACCACATTGGGCAAGCACTTCGGAAAGAACCACGCCACGATTCTGCATCATTATAAGAACCACGACGCCTTGATGCTGGTCCCACAATACCGGGAAGTATTTGCATCATTGACGGACATCTTAACAAAATACGACGAACGTGCCAAAGCGAACAAGGAACACAACACGGCATTGATTGAGGTTCTTAGAAACGAAAACGAGATGTTGAAACAAAGACTTGATAGCTATGAGAAAGCTAATTCGTAAGCGTCGCCACATGGCATTCGTGCGCCGATACATTGTCGAACTGCAATGGGATTCACTCAACACGATGTTGGTGGCATCCAAGACGCAATGGAACGATGACATCGTCAAGGCACTGGACAACAACGCAAGATTAATTCGTAAATATGAACGCCGCCGTCGGTGGTTGAGATTCTAATGGATAAGTTGAACCACTTTAAAGACGCCATCAAGTTGGTGGCATTGTACCAAGCGACGTTGGAACAAATGGACACGATGAAGGGAACACGATTGCATCGTCAAAACATCAAAGGGATGATGACGCGATTGGAAACGGAAATCGAACGTGCGATTCGCGGACCATTGTCCGCATTGGATAGCACGGATGAACAACTAATGTCAACGATTCAATATAAAGTCGAAATGATTTTGGATTTGTCGTTAGAAGAATTAGCGGGCCTAAAGATGGCTATTGATGAACATAGAGAAAAAGAGAAATGAAACACGAAGAATTTGACAAAATGATGGGGCACGCAATGGACCACGTCAAGGAATTGGTTGAAACGGCCAAGGAAATAAAACGCAACCGAATCATCGCATTGAACCAACGCGATTTGAAAGAAAACGGAATTGAAAATGACTAAGCAAGAAATATTTGACGAACCGATTTGGCCATCGCGGTTGATATTCAACGCCAAATTATTGTTTGGTAAGCCGTGGAAAGATTGTGACGAAGATGAGCAATTGGCCGTTCGTTTACGAAGTTTAGGAATCGACAAAAACGAAATCCAATGAAAATAAAAAACGTAGAACAACGAAGCAAAGAATGGTTCGAAATGCGCTTGGGTGTGATTACTGGTTCCCGTGTTGGGAACATCTTCAAATCGAACAACGTGCCATTCGTTTACGAACTCATTGCCGAACGATTAAGTGGTGACATTCAAGAATCACCAACCACACAAGCGATGATGCACGGCATTATGATGGAGCCAGTGGCATTGGATGAATACCGAATGCGAACGAATGCCGACGCGCGTGAAATCGGTTTCGTCATTCACGACGAACACGAATGGTTGGCGATATCGCCCGACGCGTTGGTTTATGAAAATGGCGTGCCGATTGGTGGCGTGGAAATCAAATGTCCGTCAACAAAAAAACACCTTGAATATATCAATGGCGGCAAGGTCCCGGCGCAATACAAACATCAAGTGATGCACTATTTTATGATTGTAGATTCCATCCAATGGGTGGACTTTGTTTCATTTGACCCGCGGATTCAAAAAAATTTGTTTATTTTCCGAGTTCACCGCGATGACCCCGATGTGGCTTTAGATTTAGAAATGCGCAAGATGGAATATTTGAAATTTTGGGAAAAACTCAACAAGTATGAACGAAAAATCCTTCAATGATTCATTGTGCTGGGAAATGGCGAAGCAGTATTTCCGAGCAATGGACAAAGAACACATCACCCGCATGATTGAACACGCGGCAAATCGACAAAATAAACTTGATGAACTGGATTCCGAAGAACTTGAAAGAGTTGGGCCAACTGGCCGATAAGTTAAAAGCAGAAAAGCACCCCGACTTCCCGCCACACGCATTGGTGAAGAAGCGATTCAAAGACACAACCGCGAACGACCTCACAAAAACCATCATTTGGGACATGTATCACGTTCGCGAGGGTGTAGCATACCGAATAAACAACGGGGCCGTGTACGACGTTAAAAAACGCGTTTATCGTGCGGGTGTGCAACGCAAGGGAGTGC